TTAGATATAAATGTTACACCTTCGCCAGCTTGTTTTTCAAACAACTGGCCTGTACTAGTATCTACCCATTTAAATAAAAACTCACCACTATTTACAAACCAACATTTTTCGGTTTTACTATTAAACCAAAAATCTGTTTTTGTTATTTTGTCAAATACTAATATCTTTCCGCCGTATGTTTCTTCAGAAACCCAAGTTATTTCGTATCCATAAGTAGTTTGTTTTACGTTATCTTTTTTATCCATTATCCTGCATCCAATATTATATTACCACTGATAGATATTCTTGTTTCGCTACTATTTAAAAAAGGATATACATTATGTGGTAACTTTGAAGGGAAAAATATTATTTCTCCTTCGTTTTCTTTTGTTAATCTAAATCGTTGGCGAATAATGTTTCCTATTATATTATTATATGTAAATTCAAAATTACCTTGATAATTGTTGTCATCTATTTGAGGAATCTTAATCCATATACTATAACTGTATATTCCTTGATGCACATGGTTAGGAATAAACTCACCTGCCTTTTGATGATTAATCCATTGCTCTTCAATTCTATACGGTAAAGATTTCGTTAGTATACCTATTTGGCCTAAACCAGGAAAGTCAACTTCGTAATTTTTAATAAGAGGTATTATATATTGATTAAGTTGTTGAGCAGTATCCTTCAGTCTAAAATGTTTTGCAACCCCTTTTTCAGTTATTCCTGAATTTACTATATCAGTACAATTTAATGATTCTTTTAATAAATTACTATACAGATCTTGTGGTATTTTTTCTTTATAGAATCCAAAGTTTTCTAAAAACATTGCTTGGGTCATATTAATTCAATCAATTTAAAAACTGTTTCAAGTTTAAGTTGGTTAGTTTTATTTTGTAAAGTATTACGCAGTCCGTGATGTAACGGTTTTGGCCATTTTGTAAAAGATACCCAAGCATATCCGTCATGCTCATCATTTAGTATAGGAATAAATTCGCTATCTACTAAACACAAATATGTATGAAATTGGAATTTATCGTCATTGCTTATAAAAGTTTCTAAAGGTATAGTTTTTTTAATTTTTACACTACCAATTTCTTCAGATATTTCTCGTTTTAAACTTTCCCAAGGTGTTTCAGCACCTTCGTTTGTTCCGCCAACTAATCCCCAAAGGTTATTTTGTTTACCTTTAGTTCTATGTAAAAACAAAAATCTATGAGTATCTAAGGTGTAGAATAAGGCTCCACTGCAAATAATCTTTTCCATACAAATAATTATGCTAGAATTTTAAACGCCAGGTGCCATTTGGATATTCGCCTTCAAATGATAGTATCCATTCACCCGAATCCCATTTGTATTGTACACCTGTGTTAAGGTTTGTAGTATATGCAGTACCAGTATATGTACTTGCATCAAACACTACTTGCCAAGAAGTTCCGCTCCATTCAACAATGTCGTTAGCACTGGCTATAAAGTCTGTGCCGTCGTTGTTTTTCCAGTCATCTGCACCGTCAGTATTAATTGCATCTCCGATACTATTATCTAGTAATAAGAATCTGTAACCTGATGTTTTTAGTGTGGCAGGACTTGTTTTTTGAGGATCAATAATATAATGTATCTTATTATTATCTCCGCTTGGTCCAGTAAATACAGTATCACTAGGTAACGTATCTGCATCCCAGTTAACTATTAATTCGTTTGGGTTAGCAGTGTTTATAGCAACCGAGCCAACTATTTCTGTAGTTAAGTCTTTACGTTTTAAGCGTAGTTCTGTTATGCCAGCTTCGAATATTTCTGGAAAAGACTTAATATATGCGTCCCATAGTACTCCGCCTACAACTCCACGTTTTATAAGTTTTGCAGAATTTCCTAATACTAATAATCCGTAATCCTTAAATGTGTTGAGGATAACATTTGTAGTATTGTCTTTTATTGCACCGGCATTTCTATTTGTTCTATTTATTTCACCGGTAGGAGTGATACCAACAGTGGTGCGTATATCAGCACTTGGTACAGCAGTATCGCCGTATGCAGTCAATTCAGGTCTACTTTGTTCTAATTTAATAGTACCTCGAGATTCATCATAGATGCTCTGTACAATACTTGTAACTACACCTAGTCTTTTTACTTTTGTAGGTGGTGAAATATATATTGGTGTTTTAAATCCTAGTGTAGCAACGTCTATTTCAGTTTCTGTGCCTACTGGAATACTTCTTGAACTAAATCCTATATTATCTAAATTTACTACACTTAAACTAGTCCAGTCAACGTAATTATCTGTGGTTTGTATTTCTAAACTTGGATTGAACAACATTAGAATTTGCTCCATTAATTGCAATTTCTGATCTGTATTTGTAGTCCACAAGTCCACATTTACACTGAGTGTATAAGGAGTTGGCATTAATCTTTCAACTGTATAATTTTTACCTTCAGTGTTTAAATATTCCTTACCATTACTATCGTATGCACGTTCTCTAATGTTTAATTTATTAACATAACTTGCATCGCTCAATCTAGCCATATCCATTTCAAGTCCGGTTATATACACAGCCATACGAGGTGCGCTAGGAATTTTATTTTCACTATTGTCTCTTAGTATGTGCCCTACTTGACGAGTAATATCACCGTACATTACTGGCACTTCAGTAGTTTTTCCGTTGCCGTCTTTATATGAAAAATTACTCATAAGTCTTACAATTTGAGTAATATATCTACGTATTTGTCCGTCATAAAAATGTTGCATTAATTATCCGCCTTAGGTCTAAGTGCTTTAGATAAACTTTGTCTTTGAGTTACAGATTCACCGCCTATTGTATCAGTACTTGTGTTATTAACAAATGTACCTTTTTGTGTAGATTTTGTATCTGTGTTAGTAAGTGTCATACGTACCGAATCTTCTTGTTTAACCCAACGAGATCCGTCATTTCTAAATAATCTATTTGGCATAAAATCTGTCCTTAGGAAAAAGTCTCCTTCTACACTACTACCCGGGAATGTAATACCGTGTCCAAATGCTTCACCATTGCCCGGAATACCGTCACCTAATAAGTAACCTTGGTAACCTTCTCTTTTTGGAGTTTGCATCACTCTATCAGCAAGTTCGTTTGCAGTACTTGCATCTAAATTACTTGTATCTGTTGTTACTACTTCAACTTCTCCGTTTTCGTTAGTAGCAAGACTAAAGAAATGACTAGTATCGTAACCTGATTTTGCAGCATCTGCTTCTGCTTGTGCAACTACTGCATTATTAATTTGCATTTCTTGCTCGTATGTAGATAATAAATCTCGTAATGTGTTACCGCCTGGATTACCTTCTTCTGCAGGTAAATCAAGTATCTCTTTGTATTCTTGACTATCCATTATCTGTTTAAGTTTAACTCTATACAGATGAGGATACCAAGTAGGTGAAAATCCTTCAGCCGCTCTGTTTACATCTTCAACAACAAAGAAACGTTTTAATGCTACACTATAATCGTTAAGAGCATACTCATCTTTTAGATGTGGTAATTCTATAACATCACCTGGCATTATCTTTCTACCTAGTGTTTTCACGCTTGAAGATATGTGTATAGTCATAAACAATGTATCGTTTGTTAAGAATAATCCAAATTGACTCATGTTAAAGTCAATGTCTTGGACATTGTATATACCTCTCAAACTATAAATGTCAGGATCGTATTTACGATCCCTGTTTTCCATAAACAACATATCTTGTATGTTAGTTTCAGCAACAGCATTATATTTTGGTTGATCAGCAGTCGCATCTGCTTCGTCAGGGTTTTTAGGCCCTAAATATTTGTGAATAAAAACGTCTGTACCACCTACAGTGAACATTTCAAAGATGCGATTATCGATGAATTCGTAGTCTTTACCCTTTTCTGGTTTATATAAACTAAGTCTCGGCATACACATATTTATCGATACGATAAATACTATTGGAGAAACTAATCTTATGGCAACACTAAAAACAAAAAAACAAGAAGTATTTGACTATGTATACGCTATGTTAGGCGGAGGGATGGTCGATGTTGAATTAGATCCTGTGCATTATGAAACAGCTCTTACAAAAGCACTAACAAGATTTAGACAAAGATCGGATAATTCGGTAGAAGAAAGCTATTTCTTTATGCCTACAGTTACTGACCAGAATACGTATACTTTACCAAGTGAAGTTGTAGAAGTTCG